ATAATCTCTATCCAATATGTCGTACATCAAATCGTATATCAACTCCATACGAATATGATAAATATACTTATGGATTAATAAATTACTTTTCAATTTCAGGTCTTGATATTACATCAATAAGAGATAAGATAAGTGGTTTCTCTATTGTAAGGTGTCCGATAGAAAGGCAAAATCTTGCTTATGGTGCATTGGGATTTATGTATGCAGACGGCAATAATCTTTATGCAAATTATAGTTTCAGAAGATATTCAAATGAAGGATCAAAGGAACGTGGGAAATATGTTTTCTATACTCCTGAAGATATGTTTGGATTAAGTGAATTTTCCATTCAATCCGGAGATAAGCTTGTAAACAGATATTATATGACTCCATTTGATCCGGATAATCAGGAGGAAACAGAGTTGCGAGGATATGGGGTAAGAATGACTGCTGATACTCTTGGTATAAATTTATATCAGAAGTTTTATGAATTCTATAATGATTCTGAAACAGGCAATGGTGCAAGAGGAGCTGAACATGACATACTTTTTTATACCAAATATCGTCAAGGAGACGGAGATGAGATAGTTGTTGACCCACGAAATCCATCAAAAGTTCTTAGATATACAAATGCAATAAGTGTTGATGGCCGTATAAGAACATCTCACATAACTAATCTTGGTGTTGCTGTTCTTGATATAGATGACATTCCTCCTAATGTAAAAGGAGTAATGAGCCTTCCATATGATGATCCACGAATGCTAATATGTTCTCTTAAAAGACCTAAAACAACAGTATATGGCGGATTGTCAGACTCTGCGCTTGCATCGTCAACTTATATATCAACAGGCCATTATCAGGAAATAAATGACGATGTTTTATCAGATATAGAAAATAATGGATCATATATATTCAATGAGATAGAAATATTTGGTGGTGACACATTTGTTTGTATATGGGATTTTCTCAGATTACAATCTAATTCTGATCTTGTAACTGCTGATAGAAGATATAGTCATACTATACTTACTCCGATTGAGTCAAGGATAAATCTTGAATTAAGGGATGGTATGCATGTTGGCAAGGACAGGATTGCATTAACTCAGACTGGAGCTGGTCTGCATTGGGAGACAGGATTTAACCGTTGGGAAGAATTTAACTACAATGATGGTTATTCAACTGATAATCCTCAAAGGCATTATCTTCCCGTTCCATTAAATTTTGTTCATCAATCAGTATTTGATACTGATATAAGATATTCTGATCCTAAAGAATATGGCGAGTATGAAGATTCATTCAGAATATTTAAGCCTTTGAATAAATATCAGCTTGACAAAAAGTTTGGTGCTATAACAAATATCAAACATAAATTTAATAATCTTATTTATTGGCAAAAAGAATGCGTTGGGTATATTCCTATTGGAGAAAGAGCTTTAATGTCAAGTGATCTTGGTAAAGTTATTCAGCTTGGAGTATCTGGAATTTTCGAGCGTAATGATCAGCTTGTTGAATATGTTGGTAATTCAAATCAGTTTGGTCTTGTTGAATCAAATATGGGGTTCCATTGGTATGATTCTATAAAGAAGCTTTTTGTTAGTATTACAAATTCACTTCAGATAACTCCTGAATCAATCATTGGCGGACTTGATAATTTCTTTATTAATAATGTTCCAAATGAATTAATGAATAATGATTTTCCGTCTATTATTTATGGCATATCAGGTGGGTTTAATCCAAAGGAAAAGATGGTTTATATAACAATGTCTTATTTTAACGATTTTCATGAAACAATTGGATTTAATATAACAAATAATAAATTTACTGGATTTTATGACTTTGCTGCATCCTATTATTTTAATATAAATAATGCATTATATGCATTTCCTGGAATAAATGATCGTAATATGTATCATTTTGGTTCTGGCCAGACAGGTAATTATTTCACTGGTAACTTCCCGAGATACTTTACTATTATTGTAAAGGATGATAGCAATATTGCAAAAATCTTTGATACATTTGAGATCATAGGTAATAATGAGTTCTTTTCATATATTGAATATACTCTTGAAAACGGAGATGACATTACAGAATACTTCAGTGGCCCTAATGCAAGATATATAAATCATAAATTGAAGTATCGTAATAAAAGATGGGTAGGCAACTTCCCGAGGATACTCCGCGAAAGAATGGTTGGTGGTTATTTGAAAATCACTTTTGTAAATACAGAAACCAATGATGCAAGGTTTCTTCAGATGTTAACGAATTTTCGCGAAATGATATGAGTGCAGTAAAAAAGCTTAAATGTGGCGGTAAAATAAAAGCTAAAGGCAAATATCTTGATGGAGGTCAGGTAAGTCCATTATCAGAAGTGCCAGAAGAGATTGTTAAGATTATTACAGAAATGCTTGACAATAAGAGGAATGCTCTTGTTGATAATTTGAGTTATCGTGATAATCCTGCATCAGTATTAAAGAAAGCAAATGCTCTTGACACTGGTTCATCTGTAATATCAGGTGCTGGCAAGGGAGCCGCTCTTGGTACTGCAATAGCACCTGGCATTGGTACTGCGATAGGAGCAGGTGTTGGAGCGTTAACAAGTGGCATAGGTAGGCTCTTTGGATCAAAGGATCGTAAGGAAGATATTGCAAGAGCAACATCTACATGGTCAGATTCATATTCGTCAAAGACAGCCGGTGCCTTATGTGCCTATGGATACAAGAAGGGAGGAGAGATCAAAGGGCCTGGCACCGGCAAATCTGATTCTGTTAGCATGACAGCAGAAGATGGCTCGTTTATTGTACCTGCCGAGAATGCAGAATATGCAAAAGAACTTGGCCGATCTTTTCTTGGATGGGATGATAGTGAGACTGCATCAAAAAATAAGGGAAATGTTAATATCAAGGCAAGTGATGGGGAGATAATATTTAATCCGAGAGAGGTTGCCGTTCTCAGATATCATGGTGTTGATCTTGATTCTCTTGCTCCAAAAGCAGACAAATCGAAAAAGACAAATAAGATGACAAAAGGAGGGCCTGTTAAGGAAGATGATAAAAACAAAGATATTTCAGACTGGAAGTATGATCCAAAAAGCAAGCTTGTAATGTCTCAGTCCGGAGATATTGCTTATGATGGAGATGGTAATGAATATCAGATAAATCCAGACACTAATCGGTTTGAAAAGACTGGAGAAAAGTCTCCTTATGGTTCTGCTATATATGGAGAATATGATCAGTCTGAATCGGCTCTTGATCTTTTGCCAGAACTTCTTGGCGCAGCTCAGGTAGCTGGAGGAGCTGCCGGACTTATTGCTGCAGGTCGTGCTCCGGATATGAGAATAAGTGATACTCTAAAAAGATTATCCGGAGAAACAAGAAGACTTGCAGAGTTCGGATATGAACCAAAAGTTTTAAATGCTCTTAATGCAGAAATAGATAAAACAAGAGCTGATATGACAAGGCTTGTATCAGAATCCGGAAGTACATCGGGACTTGAGAAGATGGCTCAGATGCAGAATATTCTTGGAACAACTATTGATAAGAAAGCCCAATTATCGTTTGCTGACGCATCAGAGAAAGCAAGAAAGTTCTCTGATGTGATAAGTGTTGACACTGCTCTTGCCGGACAGGAGTTTGATATAAGCAAGATGAAGATAGAAGATTGGTATCGTAATCAGGATGTGATGGCTAATCTTGCAATAGCAGGAATATCAAATATTGTTGGAGCAAGGCAACTTAAAGCTGAACAGGATGCTCTTAAAAAGATAGGTGACACTGGCATAACATTCAAGAGATAGTAGTCATGGCTGGTTTTCTTTCATATGGATCAGGTAAAGCACTTAGTTATGTTCATGATTATGGCAAAGACATGGATAGGCTTTACCAACGTGAAGCATACAAAATGCAGGCACAGGCTGCTAAAGAACAAAAGTCAGCTTATTATGCTTCTCTTATGAAAGAGCATACTGCAGCGACTGAGCATAATCAAAAACGCCTTGAGGACTATTATATTGGCCTTACAGACCAGATCGCTGACTTTGCAATGAAACATCCGGGTTGGGAAAGAGATGTTCTACAATCGCAGAAAATGTACTCTCTGATGGATAAATTCATAAACAATGATATAGTAAGAGAAGATATACAGGTTCAGCAGGAATGGGAAAAAGCAAAACAGGCTTATGGTTCTCAGCAGATAAGTCAATCTGAATATGAAGAGAATGCTGCAAGATATGACGAATACAGAAATAATGGTGGTGATCCATTTGTATTCGCAAATCCAAAAAGAAAAGAGATGTCTGATATTCTCCAATCTATAAATGATCAGTTGCAAGGAGAACAATTTGATTATACTGATCCAAAGACGGGAAAGATTACTAGAACAGTAAAGACATCAGATAGTGATATATCTCTTGCAGCAATAGCTTCATTGGCTGATCCTGAGGTAAGGAGAGCAGTTGAAGCAGAATACAATGCTGTTCATGAGAAAGAACGTGGAGCATTCAAATCAATGACTGACTATTTCATGCAAAGAATAAAAGCAGGAGAAGACTTCAAAAGAATGGATGGTGGATATGATGCATTATATATGAAGCAGATGGAGAAAGCAATGGAAGGTGATTCATATCAGCGCTCATATATTCCTAATGTTTATGAACCTCTGAGAACGCACAGAGAGGTTCGTCCGCATGATGCATTACTTTCATTTAGTTCATATGCACAGGTTGGTAATATAATTGCATTAAACAATACAAACAAACCATTTAAGGCATATAATAAAGACGGAAATCTTGATGATTTAAAGATAATTGCATCAACAAAAGCCATAGGTTCTGCCGGGATGAAGATGGTTGGTGGTGTTCCATATGTAGGAACGACAATACAGGTACTCATTGATCCGGATGAAGAATCTCCGTTACAGGCAGGTGCTGCCGATACTGAGTTGACAGATGAAGAAAAAAGATTGTCTCCATATAAAAGAAGAAAGATAAGAAAAGAAAAAGAGGCTGCTGCTACGCTTGCTGCATCACATAAACGTCGTATGATACAAGACTTAGAAGATCATGATTTTACTTTATCTTATGCGTATGAAGAAGGTCTTACATCAGGAATTCAGGGAGGAGTAAGAAAAAGTACAGTTTATATTGGTACTGTTTGGGAACCAGCCGTGTTTAATGAAGCATCAAGAAAGCAATATGACATGACATATACAGGTCAAAATAAAGCAGTTCTTGATTACTCTCATATGTATGATGAGGACATGAATGTTCTTGAACTTATAAGTAGTGGTAATATAAATGTTCTCAATTCATATCTTGATTATAAGCCGTCCACAAGAAATCCTCAATATGAGAATGCAGAATACAATGATCCGGTAAGTAGAAAAACATTTTTATTCCGTAGAGACAGACAGACCGGAAAGGTTTCTGTCAGTTATGAATAATTTTTATTAAATATCTATATCATGCAGGATACTTCAATAAAGAAGTCGCTCGATGAAAGGTTTGAGGCAGCCACTCCTCTATATACAAGTGATGATAAGTTTAAACCTATATCTCCGGTATATGATAAAGAGGAAGAGCTTTCTTTTGAAGATCGTTTTGAGGCAGCAACTCCTATCATAACAGAAGAAATGTATGACGATCCAGAAGAGGTTTATGAACCTAATGAGGAAGAAATACAAATAATGCATGATGGAGAGAAGCAGCAAAGAATACGTGATATAGATGATGAGATAAATAAACTTCAGAGAGAACAAGAGGATATTCGTAAGTACGTTGATAAGAAGTCAGCATTTCGTATTGCCGTTCCAGGAATAGAAGCAATTGATGATAAAAGAAAAATCAAAGAAAAATCAAATCAGATTAAAGCGTTAAGAGCTGAACAAGAAAGATTAAAAGAAGAGCTTAAGCCAATAAGTAAGGAAGAGAAACAGAAAGCTCTTCGAAGCTTTGGGATAGGCAGTTTTAATAATCCTGACGGCATACGTGATTATGATTATATAAATGAAGTAGGTTCAGAACGTACTGCATGGCGAGCATATATAGGTGGTCTTGAAGATCAGCTTGATCTTGGAGAGAAATTAAAACTTGATAATAACACTCCTCAATCAATAATATCCTATGCTAATATGATATGGGGAGAAAAACAGAAATTAAAATATGCCGCTCAGGAGGATGTTGACAAAATATATAGTGAGACACTTGACAAAAATGAATATCGTATAGCAAACTTTGATAAGAAGATCAAGATGCTTGATAAAGCTGCATCTGACTTTGTTGCAAATCTCAAGATAGAAACAAAAGAAGGAGAGGAGCCGATTGACAAGACTGATATAAAAAACCGGATACTATCTAATCTACTTCCGAAATTCATGTATGATTCAGATGGAAGACTTACTCCGGAAGGAGCAAAGCTTTTCATAAATCATCAATTATCTCAGGTTAACGAAGCATTAAGATATTATAAAGAGGCAATAGTTGATGCTGGATTTGAACGTAGTTTTGACATTACAGGAAGTAATATCAATATCAGTCCTTATCCTATTCCTCAGCAGGTGGCAAAATCACAGTATGGCAATCTTGATAATCTCATAGAAAAGTATGGCCGTGATAATGTATATCAGTGGTTCAATACAATGAGAAAGGATTATGTTACTCTTAAAGAAACAAAAAAAGACCTTGAAAGGCTTTTATCATACCCTGAGGCAAGAGCAGGAATAACAGATATAGGAAGAGCTTTTAAAACAACTGATGCACAAAACCTATTTACTCTTATGACAAAAGAGATGATAGAAAAGATGCATGTAAAACAGGTTGTTCAGAAACTTGAAGAAAATGAGCCTATAACATTCGGAGAGAAAAAGATGCTTGAGACCTTTGCTACAATGAATTATCTTCAGTCTCTCGGTAATGAAAGTGGAGCATATATTGTCAGCAAGGGAGTTATAGATATGGTTCCGTATATAGCTCAATTTGCGCTAACCAGAGGAGCATATACTGGTGTATCAGCAATAGGAAAGAAAGCCCTTAAAGATTTTGGAACAAAAAAACTGTTTACTCTCGGCGGTAAAAAGATAACTGCACAAAAGATAGCTACTTCTGCTCTTGGCGCCGCCGGGCAAACTCTTGCAATACCACAGCAGTATCTTTCCAATATAGCTGAATATGCTACTGATAATGTAAATCTAATTGCTGATCCGGAACTTGGTAAGCTTGTTGCAGATGTTGAGTTTGATACAGGTAAAGGCACTGGAAAGGCTATTGCAATAGGATGGTGGGACGCATATTCAGAAATATTTACTGAGCGTCTTGGTGGATATATGAAGCTTTCAAAGCCCTTGAAGGGTAAGCTTAAAAACCTTACTAATGAGCAATTATTAAAGAGTGCTGCTGTATCCGGATTCATGAAGTCAAAGGGTGTTACAGATATAAGACACTTTGTTGGTAAGTTAAGTAAGGCTGCTGGTTGGCATGGTATAATGGAAGAATATCTTGAAGAGGTTGCAAACTATTATATGGCAGGTCTTGCTGATCCAAAGAATATAAAAGGTCCGGCAAACAAAGAATGGAGGCGCGATCAACTTCATACATTCCTTACTGTCGCAGCATTCAGTCCTATTATGAAGACAGCTGACTTTACTCTTTCTTCAACAATAGGAAGAAATGTTCATATCAAAGGAACTACTCCTACCGGAAAAGAATTTAATGTAAAGCTTCCGGCAAAGCTATATAATGAGATTGGCAATATTATTCATAAATCAGATAGCACATTAAGCAAAGAAGAATCAGACAGGCTTGATAAACTTTTTGATAGTTATCGTGGTAAGTTAACTCCTGAACAATCTATTACTGCCATGCTTGTTGCTCAGAAGATGGGACAGCAGAAAATGGCAGAGACTATTGCAGAGACTCAAAAATCAATACTTGACATGACTGTTGAAACTACTGTTGAGACAGATCAGGAGATATTACAACAAAATGCAGGGAAATTTAGTGAAGAAGAAAAAAAAGAAATAAAAGAAGAAAATGATAGGATTGCTGCTCAGTATCCTGGTCTTGTAGAGAATAATCTTGTTGCTGTTGACCCGGATAGTGGACAGATACTTGAACCTGATGTAAATACTTTAAACACTCTTCTTGAAAATGTTAATAGCAGGCTTGAATCAATAGCTGAATATGATGACAAAGGCAATATAATAAATCCAAATGAAGAAATATCTCAGCTCCTTGAAAAGCAAGCTATACTTGAAGATCATATCATAGAGTTTGAGGATGTTGCTGCAGATGAATTTGAAAAGCTTCCTATTCCTGATAAAAACAAGAAACTACAAAGTGAATTATCAAGAGGTAATATTCTTGAAGGAACTGCATCATATATAGGAAGGAGCAAGATGGTTGATGTTATAGAAGTAAAACTTGATGATGGCAGAACTGTAAGAGGGTATGTTGATCTTAATACTCCAAAAGAAGACAAAGAAAAGATAAGTAATGCTATCATTAATAACAGAAAGTTTTCTTTAAGACTTGTCAAGCAAGCAGAATGGAATCCACTTCTTGAGCATGTTGATCAGTATGGCATACCTTATGGTGACAAGATTGATATTGTCCTTGACGGAAAGTCTATTGGTTCTGTTCAGATAACTGATTTTAGAGCTGAGAGAAATGTTAAGGCTGCCGAAGAGAATAGAAACAAAAAAGCTGGTCAGCAATTTGCAGGCAGTATTATCAAGTCTGCAAGACAAATGAATCTTGTTCCTGTTAGGCCTCAGGGCATAAAGACAACTCCTGCTAAAGCTGGATATGGCAAACCGGTTCAGATGTCAATAGAGGGATTTCCTCCTTATCTTGGAAAAGTCAAAAAACTTGGCATAAGGAAAGGATGGCAGATAGGCAAAAAAGATATGGAAAGAATATCTCGTGAGCCAGGGTCATTTGAAGAAGCAGTATACCAGTTTTTTCTTGGAAGGAATAGAATAGCTACATCATTTTTTATAAAACACAAGGGAAAGAGAAGTATAAGGGAACTTCGCCAATATATCTGGTGTCATAAAACAAAGGGGCTTAAGCTTGATTTGATTAATGAATCATCTTTTTTCTCAACATATCCTCATCTTCTTCATGGTATTGGCGATGCTACTGATATTGAAAATCAGTTTATGGACATTCTTCTTTCTGTTGGGGGACTAAATGATATAAGAAAAAATATTGATGAGATACAGCAGAAGCAGGACGCATATCATGATGAGTTATCGCTAAAATTATCTGAAGAGTATACAAAGAAGGAACTTACTGATACGGAAGTTGTAATGCGTGTTCTTGAAACGGAAATTGATGATCTCGATCGATCTCTTGATAATATAAAGAATGATATATTAGAGAATCCTAATTATTATAAAGTATTTCCATATAATCTTACCGACAGTCAGTTGATAGAGCTTGCAAGAGTTGTTGATGAGCGTATATTAAAAGACATACCTGGAATGCCTATAAGCATGAAGGATCATGTTGAAATAATAGGAGATCACATCAAAAAGTTTGGAGATTACATTAACAGGTTTTTTGAAGATCATGATATTGAAATTGGCAGAATATATTCTTATAATGACATTGCAAAGTATATTAAGTATCCGGAAAGTAATATTGCAAAGCAGATACTTTTATCAATAGCCGATTGTACAAAAAAGACTGGTTCAACTATAACGTTCATAAATAAAAAGTCTCAATGGCCTGCTGATTACTCATCACGATTAAACCGGATACTCATATCTATTCCTGAGATGGCAGCAGGATATGCCACATTAAAGAACGGGTCAAGAAAAGACAAGCAGTGGTTTACTCCCGAATATTTTTTCAGTCATGTATTTGCTCATGAAACTATACATAGTATAACGTCTCAGAAGATAGATATTGTTTTAAGCAATGATCCAAATCTAAGGCATTTTGTAAATGATCTTGATATTGAGGCAGTAAATGCTCTTCAGGCAATATATGATCATGTTATTGATAATTATGGTGAAGATGCTATTCTTGAAAGTATAATTGATGTTCATGAGTTTGTTGCAGAGGCTTTTTCCAATCCAGAATTTGCCGTCTATCTTGCTGCAATACCTCTTGATATTGATGTTTACAAAGCGCCAAATGTTTTTATTGCTATTGCAAGAAAGATTCTTGAACTTATTGGATTAAGACCTGCAAGAAACTCTGTTCTTGAAAATGTTATTGCTTTGACATCTGATCTTGCATCAAGGTATGATGCTGCTATATCAAATCAGATTTCTGAAGAGATGATCATGCATGATATGCTTTTCGGCGGTAAAGGAACCGGGTTGCATAAGATGGATGTAGAGGGTTTTGTTGATGATCTTACTGATGAAGACAGGGGGAATATTAAAAATGGCCTTATTGAGGCTTTAAATGCGATTACAGACATTCAGGATATAAGGAGGGGTGATCTATTAGAAACATTAATAAATGGCATAGATGACACGGAATCCATGTCAGAAGAGGAAAAGCTGGTATGGAAGGCAATGATAAGAAAAAATAAAAAGTTGCTCCTCGATACATATACAAAAGCAAAAAGATTAAAATCAAAAATAAAGAAGGTTCAGATAAGTCTTGATGATCTTGTCTTTCCGGATACAGCAGGAGTGACATTTGAGGCTGCACAGAAGATAGCAAATAAACTCAAGGGATATACAGCTCTATGGAGAGAGATAGCAGAAGCAGCAGATGTGTCGGAAAATACTGTTCAGAAAACATTCTATAAGATAGCAAAAACTGGACGATTTCAGGCGGAAGTACATAATGAAGCTCAGTTCAGGGAATATCTTAACAGCCTCAAAGGACAGGATCATGTAACTGATAAGATTGTTGAGACACTTGAACAGAGTAGTCTCGGAGCAGCATTGTCAATGTTTGAGTTTTATAATAGTGTAAGGCTTGTTAAGACTTTTGGCTTTATGGCAAGAGGACGCAATAATCTTTTGTCTGATGGTTCAATGAAGCTTCTTAATCCTCCAGATACTTATGAAGATTATGTTGATTCGTTCTGGGCAACGGTAGCATCATACCGTTATCTCGGATATGATCCGGGCTTCAGTTCTGTTGAGATGAGACTCAGGGAATACAGAAATAACATGAATGAACGGTTCCGTGGCTATCTTAACAGATCAGCAGAGGAAAGAGAAAGACTACGCAGAACACAACATCAGATGGATATTGAACTTCTATCTGAGATAACAGGAATAAGTACTGATATATGGTCTCAGTATTTCAGTCAGAGAACAAACGAAACACTTGCTCATTCATCAAGAGATGCTGATATATTGACTGACTATGTTACTTATGATAATCTTCTTGCACATGATACATATCGCAGGAATTATCCACGTTATCAAAGTAATCTGATGTTTAATCTTCTCTATAAAACATTTGTGGATGAAAACAAGCAGCAACGTACACCAGATGAAATAAAAGAATATCTCATACAGTTCTTTACTCAGGGAAGTGAAGAATATAATGTTATGTCAAATCTTTACAAGCTGAGTACATCATCAAAGAATGTTGAAGACCTTGCATTAACAGGTAATAACATCAAAGGCGACAACTTCAGCTCATTTGTAATGGATAATATGATGTTTGTTATAGCAGAGAATATAAGAAACAGTCATGTCAAAAATGCTATTACAGAGTTTTATTTCAGGGAAGGTCATGATGCTGAGATAATCATTATTGATGGTATAGCAAACACATCTGCTAAAAAGAAAGTATCTGCTGAAGACTTGTCTTTTGAGGATTTGTGGATTATGCAACTCTATGAGTTCTTTCAGCCAGGCAATTCTTATAATGCATGGATGGGTCAGCTTGCAGACAGACCATCACTATATTTTATGGAAGTTCCAAAAAGAATAATATCAGAAGAAGCATATAATAATCTCATAAAAGATTTTCCAGACTTTGAACAAACAGTTGATTGGGTACTTACTGATTTCATTAATTACAACCAAAGCTTCTTCGATCAATTTCTTCCTTCTTTCCCTCTTTCACCAGAAGGAAAACCAATGAGTGGTGCAGAGAAACTGAAGTTCAGAACAGAAAAAAGAAGGGAACTTGCAAAAGACTTTGTGTTCAACTTTGCTTTGAACATGAAAGATATGATTCAGCTATTTCATGGAGAGATGTCTTCATACGAAAATGATATGGTGAATCTCATCAAACGTGCAGGTAGTTCAAGTTCTTCCGGATATCGGTTGCTTTCAACAATTGAAGGAGGTCTATCTGAAACATATCAATTTGCTCTTGTAAATGACAGATTTGGAGACTGGGAGATATTTGATGGAGTTGAGTTTATGACTGGTGAATATGCTGACAAGATGCAAGTAAGCATGGGATATACATTCTCAAAGCAATTCACTGAAGGCATGGAGGTTCTCAGTTCTGTTAAGGCATTGCATACATCTATTGATCCTGAGAGCAATTTCAGAGGTCTCACGAAAGGTAATATCATCAACATAGATTTTCTTGCTGATACGTTTAAGGATAGCAAATATGCTACAATAAGAAAGTTCATGAGATCAAATGGTATTGATCGGCTATCATTTGGTTCAACAACGAAGATTTATGAAAATGCCGGAGGCAAGCGTTCAAAGAATATAATGATGATTGATCTATGGGATGTTGAAGGGAATGAATTAAAAAGTCCTGTTATTCCTCTTGGATCAATAATGACAAGATATACTAAGGATACTTATATACAGCAGGATTTAAGGCATCCTACTATTCCCAGAGATGCCACAATGTCATCTCAGATGCTTGCTAATATGATGATCCTTCCTCATGGAGATGTTATAGCAGACAGGATAAATGATCTTCAGTTAATAGTCATAAATGATCTTATTAATGAAATAAATGGAAAGACTGTTAATGAGGCAAAGCTTGACTGGCTTGAAGAGAATCTTGGTGAACATGCAAATGAGGAATTAAAGAGAATGCTTGAATCCGGAATGACTCCTTATGAACCCGGATTTGCAAACATGATAAGGAAGATCATAGCTTCACATATAACAAGGAAATCTCTTGAAGTTCCAATAAATAGAACTACAATGCAGGAGATACCTGATCCTGACGGAATACTTCAAGGAAGGAGATTTACAAATGATAAAAAGCATATTCTCCTTCCGGATATTGCATCAGGCACTGTTGGTCAGAGATACGCAGAAACGAAGTTCAAAGGAAAACCAAATGAAGCAATAAAGCATGTTCTTGAAAATAAGAAAAAATATATAGACCTATTTGATCTTGATGGTAATCTCATGGAATGGGAGATTACAGAAAGGGATGGAATTATACCAGGTCAGATTTACATGTCAACAAGAGTTCCTGCAGATGATCCGCACTCTCATACTGTAGGCCGGTTGATGTATCATATTCCCGGAGCAAACTTTACGATGATTGACAAAGAGAGTCATCTCAGGAGTGGCTCTGATTTTGACGGTGATCAGAGATTTAATTGGACATTCTATTTGTCTGATAATGGTAATATCATTACCGGAGAAAGTAAAAAAGGTATATCAAATGAACTCTTGATGATCATTGCTCAGGATTACATGAATCCTGACATGAATGATAAGATCAATGCATCAATAAACACTCGTTCTCTTGATCATATTGCAAACAGATATAAGAAAGACAGGATATACAATATTCTCAATCCATTATCATGGAATCAGTCTCGTGAAGAGAACATGGCTGGCGTTCGTATGAAAGGCATGTTCACAGATATGAATACTGTCTATGGTCTTATTAATAACAAAGGAGTTGATTTTAAGTATCAATTAACTCTTGATATTGGAGAAGATGATAAGATTATTCTTACAGGTATAAAAGAAGACGTTCTTGGTCTGACAAAAATAGAGATAGCCAATATCCTAAACATGGCTTTTGACAATGCTAAAAACCCTGTTCTTGAATTCATCGGATGCAATGAGAAGACTGCTCAGATGTTCTTTATAGCAATAGTAGGAGATAAAACAGTTAATTATAAAGACAAAACAGCAATAATAAATCATATTGACAATGTTTCAAGATATTTCACCTCTCTGCTTGTTAGGGATTTTGCAACGCTATTAAGACGCAATGATGGCGGAGTGAGAGATAGCAGTATGAAGGATATTGAGAATAAGCTTCTCAGTAGTTATTCTCAGGCAGATGTCAAAAACCTTATAAAATTTTATCATGCAGCAAGAGAAGTTGCTGATATAAGAAAATTCTATTCTCTTACACAGAAGATGCCGAACAGTGTTGTTGAACTACAAATAGCGAAACAGTTATATGAAAAGATGAGGCTTAATAAGCTTGACTTTATAAATGTAAAGAATCTGTTTAATGAAGAAGGATTGCCAATAACTGAATTTGCAATAGCAAACAATGCACTTGTGATTGCTGAGGAATTTATATACAAAGATACATTTGAATATTCTACTACCGGTCGTGAGATATATAGAGCCATATATAAGATCATGTCAGGCAAAGGCAAGAGATATATTAAGGAGGATGAGCTAAAAGCAATATCTTATGGTCTGAATACTGCTGCTGTTCTTAGAGCACTTGATGTAAAGTCAACCCTCAGTGCGGTTGAGAAAAAGCTTATAGACAATATAGGTGCTTATCGTGACAGATTCCCTGACAATAAGTTTCTCCAAAATATAATGGTATTTAAAGAGAGAGGAAGAAGAACCTTAAAAATATCAAATGATGATCAGCATAAGGATATACCTGACAAAAGACTTATAGAGATAAGAGAATCATTTAATGATATTTTCTATTCTGATCCTGAACTAGCTGATCTGTTTGCTTTCTATACAATATCAAAGTGGGGAACATCTACGAGTACATGGAGAGGTTCATATTTTAATCTTCTTAGTGAGGATTATAGGATTCATCTCTCAAAGAGAATGTATAATCAGCTTTATGAATGGGATGTTGAAGGTCTTTCGGCAAGAGAGAAGTATCAGATAATGCAGCATACACTCCGTGGATCAAGGAATGCAGACCTTAGGGCAATGGCTGATACACATCCCAAATATGCAACTCCATTTGACTATAATGCTATGGCAACAATAGACTTCTCTGTATCTTATGATGCTATGGCAGCAATAGAACATATATCTCCGAATGATGATATAATTGAGTTTGGCAACATGCATGAGTTTGATCTGTATGCTTTGAATGATTACAAGAATGATCATTATAAGGGTATAAAGATTGTTCCATGGTCAAAAGAGATGATCAGTCAGTATGAAAAGAGAGTAAAAGAAGTATTTCCTGACAAGCCTCCTATTGCCGGTAATTTAAGAGATATGATGCCTAATGATGCTGTCGGAGAAGCATTGATGACAGAAGATGAAGAGCTGAGTAAATTTATTTTTGATCATTTGAAAAAGACTTATCCGGGAGTAAGATATTTTGAAAACAGAGATGCTTTCTATGAGTTTGTTGAGAAGTGGGGCGTAAAAGGCTTTCAGATGAGTCATGAGGCTATTGGACATGCCTTTGGTGATGCAGTATTCATTGATCCGGATAAAGCAGTACAATCAACGCAATACCATGAATATGCTCACATTTATTGGGAAGCATTACCGGAAGATCATCCTGTCAAGCTTGAGATGATTGATCTTTACAAAGAAGCTTATCCTAATTCATCACAGGCAGATATAGAAGAGGCTATAATTATTGATGTTGGTCGTGCCGGGGTTGATATAGCAAAGATTCATCTCAGAGGTAATTTTATTGACAGATTTATATATCATCTTAAGCGTTTCTGGCGTGCTATAAAAGCAATGTTTGGAAGTAAAAAAAGATATAATCTTGCTGACAATCTTGCTTATGCTATATGGAAAAACTCTGATAATATTAAGACAAATACCAACTATGCTGATGCCGTTGTTAAAAACATGGTAACTAATAACAACAAGCATGATGATGTTGGATTTGATGAACAAACCCATACACATTCCATAGGAGGTAAGCCATTAATAAGCTCAACTGGTGTTGTAAACCTATTTAAGACACAACCATTTGAGGGAAGACTTGCTGCAGAAAAGCAGATTGAGAAATATAAGTCTGATTATGCCGCACTTACAAAAGAAGGATTGAAAGCCGGACGTGCTGATGATTATATGAAACGTCTTATTGGATTCTATGATCAATTTGCTGAGAAAGGAACAGTTATTCACCATATAGCTGAAAGTGTTTTTGGAAACAGAATAATAACTCAGGAAGAGAAAGATCAGTTTACCGATCTTAATAATTATTATCATCTCGTTGCTGAGTTCAGGCAGATAAAGAAAGATATTCTTGACATGTATCCGGATGCGATATTTTTTGTTGAGCAACATCTTGTATCAAAGAAGCATGAAGTAGGAGGTTTTGTTGACCTTATTGTTGATATTGGTGACGGAACACAGATAGTATATGATTTCAAGACCACTGATGCAGAGTTTGCTGATGAGGAGATGAAACCTTTGTCAAGCTATAGAAAATCTTTCGGGCCATTGAAAGCTCCATTCCAAAATATGTCCCAGTCAAAATTCATGGATCATCTTATTCAGACAAATATCTATGGAAACATGCTTGAAGAGCAGGTTGATCCTAATCAGCCTGGTGTGAAAAACAAAGTTGACCAGATAAGGATCATTCCAATCATAAGAAGTATCAAGAATGGCAAGATAGAATCTGCACGTATTGCAAATAATTATGTCAAAATTCCGCGAAACCAGAAAACAAGAGAGCTCGCTGATAATATGATGGCATTTAGCCGTGTCATAAGAGATGATTTTGACAAAAACTATCCAGAGGTAAGGGATATGCTTGAGAGGTCTGGTATTGCAAAGAATATGCAGGAGGACTCAATACTTGCATATCACTTCTGGAAGCAGATGATCGGAGATTTAAAAAATATAAAAAGAGAGGACATAGAAAGTTTGAGAATAGCAGAGTTTGGTTTTATAAAGACATGGCTTCTTGAACATGACTTTACAGATGATGATCTTTATGGAAGCAAAGCAATGCCATTTGAATACCTGTTCTGGAATGCAATGTATCTTAAACTGAACAGAAATGACTTTATAAAGAATCTTGATGTTAACTTTCCTATGACAGAGGTTAATAAGAGATTTAAGTTTATTTATAATAAAGAAGCTACTGCAAGACGTTGGCATAAACTTACCTATGAAGATCAGGAATATATTGTTCATGAAGAAGGATATTCTACTCTTAAGCAAGGTGATGAGATAATGATGGTTTATGATGTTCCGAACATGTTTGGAGAGATAGAAAGAGATGTTTATTTCTATACTGTTCTTGACGTTCGTAAGAAATCAAGATCAATCCTTGTTCGTAATCAGGAGTCAGGAAGGGATGTTCATTTAAAACTTCCATCTGGTACATCTGGAACACTTAAAATATTTGATAGTCTTCCGGAAGGCGTTGAAGACCCTGGTAAGGATAGCTATGTGCCGAGATATAATTTTGAAAAACAGGCCGATCTTGAAAGAACATTTGATTTTAATAAAATTATAAATGAATACTCAGAAGGCACTCTTGATAAAGTACAAGAAAAACTTCGTGATAGAAGTATAAGAAAGATACGTCATATCATGAAGAGGTTTGATACTATTGCTAATGCAGAACAGATGCTCAGTGATACAAAAGCAACCTCAGATTTATATATAGAACTTTCGTCATTTGATAATGTTATTGCTGGTCATCTTGCAAACTTTATTAAGGAAATTCAGTTTAATGCTTTCCTTGCTGATGTTATAGCTAAGGAAAATCAGACTGATATTCCTACTCAGCCATTCCCAATGACTTTAAATGCTTATTACATAATTACATCAAATCAGAAGGCTGTATGGAGTGACTTTGATACTCTTAAGGGTATAAGGCTTGGCATGCCGCAAAGAATGCTTGAAAATAAGTTTGTCGGGCTTAGTATGTTTACTGTTGGTGCAGAAGACAGAGCACAGGATTATACAGAAGAAACATACGAGATGCACAAGATACTCAATAAGTTTGGCAAGGATAAGATTAACTACAGAAAAGCAACTATAAGTGTAAATGGAGAGTTATTCTGGAGAACACCTGGCGAGAAAGCTCTGGATAGTGAACCTATAATAAGAGAATTTCTTGAAAAGCTTTATGAATACCGTCGCAAGTTTGATCCTCAGCAGGCTAATAATGTTGAGAACAATCTCATGGTAAGAATACCTGTTGTCAGTGTTTATTGGACAAGACCTGAGGCAATAGAACGGTTTGGTGATATGTGGGGGCCTGTATTATACGAAAGATTAAAACCTCAGAAATATGATCATATAAAGCTTAATGTCTTAAAGATAGTTGATGGTCAGTTTGTCAAAGACAAAGATGCCGGTTTAATAACTCTTCGTGAGATAAAAGAAGGCTTTATTGCTCTTGACATGAAAGATCGTAATATGCGTAGGCAATGGCTTGGGAAGAGGTATCGGCACCTTATGAAAATACCCGGAACAATATCTGTTGCCGGGAAGGTTGGTCTGCTTAATGAGTATATCAGGAGAGCTGAAAAGATATATGAGAAAGGGTCTGATATAAATAATCTTGATGAATCACTCAAGATGAGCAAGAAAACAATGCCTATAATTGGTCATGGAAAGACCTCTTATGCAACAAAACATTTTGTTGAAGCAGAAGCAAAGGCTCTTGATTCTATGATCTTCAGATATTATATGAAAGACCTTATGAGTCCTCTTGAATACATGATCAATATGTACACTAAAACAGGAGATGAACCCGCAAAGCATATTGTAAAGTATCTTAGTGAATGGGGTGAGTATATTTTATATAGTAAGTCTCCGGAGGGAGATATGTTTAGCGGTCAGGGACTAAGTAATATTGTTGACTTTGCAAATAGGGTTAACAGTCTTAATAAGATCATGGGTAGTATTAAGACTCAGGGTGTAAACCTTGGTATTGGCCAGATTCTTGACGTCATCAGAGAGCCAGCAGCATATCGCAGGGGTATGACAAGAATGCTGACGAATCCAATTAAAGCCATGGCAATGGCTAAGAGATTTGGATTGGCAAATATTGTTGATGATGTTCTTTTTGATCAGCTTGATAAAGAAATAAGGGTTCTTGGTGTTGATTTGAGAAAAATAGAGAATTATGGATATAAGTTGATGGAATGGGCTGAGAAGCTTAATCAATTTCCGATATTCGTTGGTCTGATGACAGAAAAAGAATGGAATGCTTATGATAAAGATGCAAATCTTATAGATCAGAAGAACATGCTTACCAACTGGCGAAGACGTATGATTCTTTGGAGAGTTGAGGATATTCATGGTGACTATCGCAAGGTTGCTCTTGCTCCATGGTGGGTACATAATGAAGGCAAGGCTTTCATGCAATTTAAAAAATGGCTTCCTGCCTATGCATGGTCACATGTTGCTCCGTATCATATTGATAAGAACCTTATGGTTCGCAGTGGTATAATACCTACTGTAAAGCTACTTGCAAAGCTTGCCATATATAATAACAAATCTATTGAAGAACGTCAAAGGAAACTTGAAAGCATACTTATCAAAGAAGAAAGCCGGACAGGGCCGATTTCTGTCGGGTACTTTAATAATATGAATGAATACTTTGAAACTCTTATTAAACAATATGATGGCCATAAGATCAAGTTCCGTGATCTGGCAGAGAATGATAAGAAAAACGCAAGATCGGCAGTTCTCTTTGGCATGTTTCAATTGATGTTTATTCTCGCTGTATTTGCTCTTGTAAAAGGTTCGGATGATCCGGATGAATACAAAAAGTTTTCTGTAAGGAATTTCCTGCCACTTCTGAAGAGGTTTAATGGTGACGTGTTTTGGATTTATTCAGGAGAGAACTGGCAATATTTCTTTGAAAACCTTATACCGGCTGCATCTCTTCTTGTAGATATAGGAAAGTTTACAAGTGATCTTGTTAGATCAGAAAAGTATAAGAAAGATACCTTAACTGCTGATATAGGTTTTCCGAAATTTATTATTGATGCTACTTATTTCATGCCTGCTGGTGCATTGATACGCTGGCTCAATCAGAGGGCAAGAATAAGAATATGGAAATCACAGAAGGTTAATCTTTATGAGATGGGATTATCACAGGAGACTCTTGATGCAATAGGTCTTGATAAAGGCATTGTAAGTAAGTTTGATATAAAAGAGGCAGCATTTAAGTATGGTAAGATATATAAGATGTTATCGAACGCTTACAAGTATCAGTCACTCGTAAACAAGGATATTCCACCGGATGAATATTTCGATCTGTATTTTGGAGAAAAACTCTTGAAGCAGGAAAGCAATGAACTTACCAAAGCTATGAACATGTATGCTCTTGACAAGATGTTCAGAGATGGTGAGATTGATCTCAAAGAGACAAGGAAACAGGCAAGGGCATGGGATGAATATTATAAAGCAAGGGAGTATCAGCGAAAGAAGAAGACGAGACGTAAATATGAAGAGGCATTAGAAAAATATGATTAACTTTAACTTGAAAAAAATATAAGATATGGCTTTTACTAATTTTACTCCCGGAGCAAGAGTGGTTCTGTCAGATGACGGAAGATCATTCAGGATATACGATGACAGTATATGGAATGGAGAGAGCGGCAATGTTACTGCTGCTGCGATACATGTAAAGCATATTGATGATAATGAGAACGAGATTGATTATGATCCATATCCACTTATTCGTTACAATGATGATTCTCCATTTCAGCAGTATCTTTCAAGCGATGGATGTCTTGTAAATATGTCAGATATGAGGATCAATGGGAATGTTGTCTCAGAAAGGTTTCCGGATGGATATTATGAAGTCAAGATTACATTTACTGATGGATCATATCAGACAGGCAAAGAACCGTATTTTACTGCTGTTTTAGCCTTTTTAGCAAAGTATCGTTGCATGAAGAGGTCTATGCCTGCTTTGTTGCTTGACTGGCCTATAACGGACGAAATACGCCGTAAAAACGAAGATATATATAGTCTTAGCTTATACCTTGATGCTGCTGAGTATGCTGCAAGTCTTGAACAGATGACAAAATTCAGAAGGTTTATAGCAGTTATAAGAAATATATTTGATCATTATGATATACCTCAACCGTGGTAATGACACAAGAAGAGCTAAATACAAAAGTTTCATTATTGAAAGACCGGTTAATGCGTCTTTCTAAAGCCACGTCTGATCTTCGCAGAAAGAATGATCCCGGTTATGTCTCTTTTGAGACTAATATGCAGATAGCAAATAATTCAATAGACCTTCTTGACAATTATCAAATATCATCATGGATACTTACAGACAAACAACTAAGAAATGCACTTGAACAAGCCATTTCTGCAATTCATAATTGTTCTTCTTACATTGCAGAGCCAACATATAATCTTGCAATAGATGATTATGGTAACAAAAATGGACTTTTGTATAATCATTATGCTGTAAGAGATGAAAGAAATCTTCTTATAGACGGATGGCATATACCATCAGAAGATGATTATGCTGCCTTGTTTAATTATTGCGGAGGTGCTCTTGGCGGATCAAAAATATCTGATGCTAACACTCGTTATTGGGATGACATTAATAATATTACAAACGAATATAAGTTTAATGCAAGGGGAAGTGGAAGAAGACAATCCAAAACAAATGAATTTATTAATTTAAGAACCTCGTTTCATGTCTGGCTTTTTGATTTTATGTCAGGCAATCAGGCGAGATTATTCAATATAAGCCATAATTATCTTATATATTCTCCTCCGGGTCATCTAACGACGATAAGAAGAACAGATGGAATATCAGTAAGAGCTGTAAAAAATACAACTAAATTAAGTCATGGTGAAAGTGGATTGTATTTTGGCAATGATGGAAGAAAATATAGAACAATCTGTATAGGAAATCATGAATGGCTTGCTGATAATCTTGCTGAGACAAAGTTTAGAAATGGAGATGATGTTCCGGAAGTAACTGATGGTGCAGAATGGGCAGCACTTACTACTGCCGGCATGTGTGCTTATAATAATGATTGGAGTAACGTATGAATCAGGATATACACGATAACAGAGTATCACAGGTAAAAAATGAAAGTCTTACTTATGCGTATAATATGTGTATTCTCCGCATACAGAAAGACCCCGGATACCTTCAGATGCATCGTGAATATATGATGCTTTTAAATCTTATGGATACTCTTTCAACATATGATTTATCATCAAGACTGCTTACAAAATCTCAACTAAGATTTCTGTTTGAGTTATCCACCGATATACTTAATAGTGAGATTCAAAGAATAATACGATATACCTATACTGGTGTTCCAACAGACTGGATATATGTTCAGGACGGGCCAATAATGTATCGCAAAGGTTACAGGATGGGAATGTATGTCATTGATAAATCAAAGGATGGTGGTTTCACGTGGGAGCATGATCTTGTTAAGCTTATGCCGGATGAGGATTTATTTATAATAAATATAGACAATGGAATACCTGGGATGAGGCAGGTTGTACGTTTTGGTGCATTATGCATTGATATGGAATTAACTCCTACAGGATTTAATGGAGTTGAGAATACTGATTGGGAAAACATATTTAACACAAACGCATGAAAAAGCTAATAGTATTATTGATCTTGTCTGTCTTTGCCTTTAATGCTTATTCTCAGCAGGGGGTGAGTTCATTCAAGTATGAGGTAAGGGTTCCTTCAATAAGGATTGGAGGAGACACAAAAGCAAAGCTTGATAGTATTGTTCGCAGTGCTGATACTATTAAGTTTTATAGCGGATCAACTAAGCTTATAACAGAAGATGCTGCTGTATGGTCTGGAACCAGTATAGGCCTTAATCCTGTTACTGCAAGGACAAGTCTTGGGGCAACAACAGTTGGAGGTAATTTATTTACCATGCCAAATCCGAATGACATACGGTATCTCAGGACAAACGATGATAATACTATTTCAGCAAGAACCACTGATGGGCTAAAAATTGATCTTGCTCTAACGGCATCTGATGTTGGTCTTGGCAATGTTACAAATGAAAGTAAGATTACAATGTTCACAAACCCAACTTTTGAAGGTACAACATATATAAATGGCATATTAATGCCACATGCCAGTAGTATGGCAAAATATATAGGTGGATCATCTGGTAATGGTTGGGATAGATTATTTCTTAATAATAATGGACTTATACAGTGGGGTAATGGTACGTACATGTATGGAGATAATGATAAAATAAGTATTAATAAAGATTTGAATTTTCTTTATAATACTAATATTCTTACTAGTGGTAATATTGGTGAAAATACAAGGAGAGTAAACTATATTTATGCTGATACTGTATATGCAAATTATGTTCAATTTCCTTCTCCGAGATATGCTTCTGTATCAAGACCAACATTTGAAGACTGGATTCGTGTCCCTAATGTTGAGGCTGTTAGCAATACTGCCAGTCTTGGTACTGCAACTGATCCATTTGGATCATTACGTCTTAGCGGAAGCGGAAGTATTCATTTTGGAAATACATTTTCGATAGTTACTATCGGTGGTTTTCCTATACTTACTGCAAGCCGATTTCACTTCAGTAATAATATAACGACAGATCATGATATTGGAGTGTCATCACAACCTGTAAATAAGGGGGTATTCAGGTATCTTGAGACTGTCAACAGGCCTATTCTTGGAGGAGAGACTGCTGCCACGA